ATGAAAGATATATTATCTTTACAAAAAATTACTATAGAGGATGAAAACCTTGAAGTACAATGTGGTATAAATTCTTATAATAGTTTTTTCTGGTGTAGTTCATTAAGCTTTTATCAATGTTAGGAGGTCGCTCATTATGAATATCAATAAAATTTTAAAGTTACAATCTTATTCAATTAGTGATTTTTCATTAAATTCAAACGTTTCTAATGCGAGTTGGTTTATTTGCAGTTCACTTACGTTTTTTTGTTAAAAGGAGGAAAAGTTATGTTAAACAGCATCTTATCTTTACAAAAATTTAAAATCGATACTTCACACGGAAAAAATTCTGAAAAAAGTATGTGTAGTTATTGTTTTTGTAGTACATTTAGTTTTATGCACTGCTTAGGTAAATAAAAAATATATGTAGGAGAAGGATATGAGTAGAGTAAAAAAATTAAAAAATATATTATTTTATATAAAAGAATCTAAAGTTGAATTTTTTATAATAAATGTATTTTCGGTTGTTATTTCGATACTTACTCTCTATCAACCACAATACATAGGAGAAATAGTGGCAAATTTTCAAAATATTTCTGCCAATAAAGTAATTCTACTCGTATCACTTTTCTTAATTATTTTCATTATTAGTATACTAAAATATTATTTATCTCAAAGAATATCAGAAAGAATTTCTTATAATGCAAGGAAAAAAATTTATAGTAAATTACTCTATACAAAAATTGAAAAATTTAATATTTTCAGTTCAGGAGAAATTCTTTCTGTTATAACAAATGATATAAAGTTATTAAAAGACTCTTTGAGTAATGGTATTTTCGATATTTTAGGCTCTCTTTTATTAGCGGTAGGATCGATAGTTCTTTTAATAAAGATAAATTTAAAGTTATTTATTATTACGATAGTATTATTATTTATAACTATACTTGTTAGTGTTTTAGGAACAAAATTTTTAAAAGTCTTGTCTATGACTCAACAAGAAAGTTTATCAGAGTTTTTAAATTTTACAGAAAAATATTTATCGAAAATTTTGTTAATAAAGGCATTTTGGTTGATTGATTTATCAAATAAGAATTTTGATATATTTTCTAAGAAAATATATATTGATTCTTTAAAAACTTCTAAATTAATGGCGATAATTTTACCAATAAGTAATTTATTACTACAATTTTGTATGCTTATTGTTGTAATGATAGCAGGAATAGATGTGAGCAAGGGGATTATGTCTATAGCTGATTTGACAAAATTTATTCTATATATCACTTTACTTACAATTCCTATATCTACTTTAGTAAACGCTATAATTTCATTAGGGATAGCCTTTGTGGCGGAAGAAAGAATAGAAGGACTTTTGAAAACTTTAAACGATAAAGAAAAACCTAATTTCAACAGTATAGATAAAATAGAAAACTATGATTCTAGTGTGGTTATTAATATTGATAATATTAAATTTTCTTACGATAAAAGCAATAAAAATATTTTTTCTGGTTTAAGTTTAAAAATATATGAAAATAAAGTTAATTTAATAAAAGGTGAGTCGGGTATCGGGAAAACGACACTATTTATGTTATTAATGAATTTATATGAAGTTTCATCAGGGAATATATATATTTATGGTAATAACATTAAAAATTATAATAATGATTTTTTAAGGACTAAACTTATTTCTTATTGTCCACAAGAATCATTCGAATGGGGAAGTAATGTATATGAGTCTCTAGCTTTAGATAAAGATATATGTACTTTGGAGATTAGTGAGTGGATCACAAGGTTTAATCTGAACAGCTTCATATCTTCATTGCCCTATGGATTATATACTGATATAGGAAAAATTATTAGTGAATCGTCCTCAGGAGAGTTACAAAGATTATCTATAATTAGAACTATTTTAAGAAATACTAAAATTATTTTATTAGATGAACCCACAGCAAACTTAGATAGCAAGAATGAAAAAATAGTTAATGATATATTAAAAGACTTGTCAAAAGAGAAAACTATAGTGATAATATCTCATAAAGAATCTACAAACAGTATTGCTGATAATGTAATAACTATACAAGGAGAAAAAGAACTATGAATGAAAAAAAAGAATTTAGAGAGTTAAATATAGTAAAGAAAAATACAGTATTAGTTTTGATTTGTATGTTTTTTCTTCTTTTCTCAATAATATTACAGGAAAATATAAATACTTTATCATTTGAAAAAATATATGTATATTCTTTACTAGCAGATCTTAGTATATTATCTCTTCTTTTATTAACTTTGAGGTTACTTAATATAAAAGTATTTAATGTATATAACTTTAAAAAAGCAGTATTTTTAAAATTAGGAGGCATTGTTCTATTAATTTCCATAGTTTATATTATTTTAGCACGAGTATATGTGTTTGAGATTAATAATAATTTATTGGAATACAGTAAGAGAGTATCTATTTTTTTAGTATTTATTGCATTTGTAATAGTTAAACCTTTATTAGATAATTTTTTTTATAGATATATCATTATAAATATATTTAGTAAAAATTATCTTTATATAGGAGTAGTAGCCTCTTCGATTTTTAGTATATTTTTCTATTTAACGAACTCTTATGTGGAATTGCTAGTTTATTTTTTTATTAATGTATTTTTAGGATATATATATATATATTCTAAATCTATAGAATTTACAGTTTTATCACAAGTAATAATTAATTTATTTTTATTTATAAGTATTTTTATATAATATTAAAGGAGGAAAAGGAAATGAAAAAAATTTTAGAATTACAAAAAATTGATTATGGATTATCTAGATTACATCCAGATGCACAGACAGGATCAGCAACCTGTCCACAATTTTCACCATCTTCACATAGTATATTTTGGTGTAGTTCCATAAGCATTGGTTGTGATTAGATATTTTTCAGTAATAAATATTGATTTTAAATATTTATATTATAAAAATTTTTATAAGTTCTTTGTCAAGTTTGATTTATGAAAAGATAAAGAAACTACTATATAAATTGATTAGGAAAAAATCCATAAAGGATTTTTTGGCTGTAAAATAAATTCGGTTGATGAAAAACATCAGCCGAATTTATTTTTAAAAAAAAGACAAAAAAATAGAGACTCTTTATCAAATGATAGGGTCAGTACAAAATGAAGAATAACCATGATTTAATCATATTCTACAAATCTGTTTAACCCTCGTTTACTCAATATATTATATCAGATAACCTTAATCTCTCATAATAAAAAAGAAAAAATCATATCAGATTGATATGACTTCTCCGTTTTTCAAATGAATTTCTATTCTTTTTCCTTTATGAATTATTATCGTATCTACCAAATAATTAAATAGCTTAGTATCATATTCTGTTAGTAACTCATCTTGTTTTTCTAATGAGTCGATAAATATTTTCAGTTCTCTAACTCTCTTGTTTTTACTCAGTAAATCTAAGTTTTTTTGTTCTAATTCTTTCTCTAAAAATTTATATTCTTCTATCAGTTTATTATATTTTATTGTGTACTCTTCTTGATCTTGTGCTATCTTGGAATTTGTTATTATCAACTTTTCTACATCAACTCTGATATTTTCTAATTTTCCTTCGAGTTGAATGATTGTATCACCTAACGCTCTGTCTTCTTTTATCATCTTCATTAGGAGTTTTATATTACCTATAATTTCTTTTCTATTATCAATTACCTTGTTTAGTGCTGATACTACCCATCTTTGAATTTCATCATCTCTTATATGAGGTGTATCACATTTTTCTTCGTTCTTATACTTATCTTTGCATCTGTATATTGTCTCTTTATATTTATCAGTTGAGTGCCATAAATGTCTCACGTATGAACTACCGCAACATCCACACCTAATTTTTCCAAAGTAGTTTTTCTCTGTAAACCACTTTTTATTTTCGCTTAACTGCACTTGAACCGCATCAAATACTTCTTTATCAATTATTGCTTCATGGCTATTTTCTACATAATACTGAGGTATCTCTCCGTTGTTTCTTTTCTGAGTCTTGTTTAAGAAGTCTGCTACATAGTATTTTTGAAGTAAAGCATCACCTTTATATTTTTCATTTGTTAAAATACTTCTTACACTGCTATAACTCCACTTTTCTTTTCCTCTTGGTGTAGGTATTTTATTTTCAGTTAGATGTTTTGCTATTTGATTAGGATTTTTCCCTGATAAGAACTGTCCAAATATGTATCTCACTATTCGGGCTTGCTCTTTATCGACTTCAAATCCTCCATCCTCTTTTGGCTTAAAACCTAGTACATTATTATATGCGAATGTCACCCTACCCTCTGCAGCTTGTTTTCGTTTAGACCATGTTATATTTTCTGATATTGATCTACTTTCTTCTTGTGCTAAGGAACTCATTATTGTAATAAGCAATTCACCCTTTGAATCAAATGTCCAGATGTTTTCTTTTTCGAAGTATATCTCTACTCCAACATCTTTTAATTTTCTTACAGTTGACAGTGAATCCACCGTATTTCTTGCAAACCTACTTACACTTTTAGTTAATATGAGGTCTATCTTGCCAGCTAGTGCATCATTTACCATTTCTTGAAACCCTAGTCGTTTTTTGGTATTTGTTCCACTTATTCCTTCATCTGAGTACATTTTCACAAACTCCCAATCTTTTCTACTTGATATGTACTCTTCGTAATACTTCATTTGAGTTTCATAAGAACTTGTTTGATCTTCATTATCTGTCGATACTCTGGCATAACCTGCGACCTTTTTCTTATTTATACTAGGTAGTTTTGATTGATGACTAAGGTGCTTATTGGCTTGTATAGTTGTAATTTTTCTATTCATCTTTTACTCCTTTTTTAGGTTACCTTGTTTTTTTATTTCTTGAACCTTATTAAATATTTCCTGAGAAATAATTGCTTCATGTGCATTTTCTACAATGTACATAGTCTTCTCACCAGTATTTTTTACTGAACGACCTTTTTCTTTTACATTAAATGTCTTTTGTAATATAAGTTTCCCTGTATAAGTTTCTTGAGATAATATTCTATAGATAGCTAGTCTTGAAAACTTTTCTCCTCTTCTTGTACGTTTACCTTCATCATTTAATATCCTTGATATTTTTGTTGGTTTTGTACCTGACAGGTATAACTCATAAATCTTTCTAATAATGTCAGCTTCTGACTCTTCAATTTTATAAGAATCTCCTATCCATCTATATCCTAATATAGGTTGTGGGCTATGGGGTAATCCTTGTTCAAACTTTTTCTTTACCCCCCACCTTACATTACTACCTATCGCCTTTGATTCTTCTTCTGAAACTGCAGCAAGTAACGTTAGTAATAACTCTCCATCTGTAGTAAGTGTGTCGATATTCTCTTTTTCAAATTGAACCCCTATGTTTAATTTCTTTAGTTCTCGTATTGTTTCTAGTAACTCAATAGTATTTCTTCCAAATCGTGATATGGACTTTGTAAGAATTATATCAATCTTTCCTTTCCTACAATCATCTATTAATCTTAAATACTCCTTTCGATTTTTTGTATTTCTCCCACTTACTGAGTTATCAAAATAGACTCCAGCATACTCCCAACTAGGATTATCTTGTATAAGTTTACTATAATAGCTTATTTGTTCAGATAGTGATTGTAGTAAATCTCGATGTGATACTCTTGCATAAGCTGCGACCTTTTGCCTTTTAGCATCAGTCACATTTAGTGTTTCTAACTTTTTTATAGTTTTCATTATTGTATCCTCCTTTTCGTCATTACTATATATCACTCTAAAGAAACTATTTATCAAGTGATAACTCTATAAGTTCAGATAGTTTTGGAGCATACTTTTCTAACATCTTATGCTTGAATGAATCAAATTCATCTTTTATGATTAAATTTTTCCTAAACAAGTTACTTAATATTTTAATTGTGATTTGGTAGGTTACTTCATTTTTAGTGTTCATAGCTACCTCCAAATCTATGTTTAATATAGCATTCATGACTGCAGTACTTTCTTTTATTATTGGAATAAGATGTAAATTTTCTTTCACAACATTTACAGTGATGTGTAGAAACTGCCTTTCTATTCATCTTATCTTGATTATTCTTCCACCATTTCATTCGGCAAGTGTCACTACAATATTTCTTTTGTTTTTTACCTTTTAAATGAGTTAACTTTTCTCCACACACTTTACAAGTATCAAAATCTTCTATATCTAACTTTTCTAAACCCTCTCTTCTACAAATTGACTTAACTGTATTGGCTGATACATTTAAACATACAGCTATTTTCTTATAACCTAGTCCTTTATCTCTTAGTTTTCTTATTTCATCTTTCAGTTCCATACTTCTCACTCCTATGATCTTTATATTCTCTACATCACAGGTAAAGAAAACTATGGGAAATTTAACCTTTAAAGCAAAATTTAGATAAAAAAATAAACCCACCACAGAAAGTTTCTGTGATGAGTTATGATTTTTCATTCTATTTTATTATATAAACTATTTATGATAAACAGTTTATATATACGTTCAATACATAGTTATAACTTACTTTATTCTATCTCTGTATACCCAATTGAATATCCATTGAAGATTTATATCTGGTTCGTTATTTTCTAATTCTTCCAATATAGGTTTGAAATTTTCATATATTTCTTCTTTAAGTTTATTTTCATCTACTGTTGATATATCTATATGTTTCATTCCATTACCAAAATCTATTATATCTTCTAACATAAACAAATCATTAAAATAATAATTTTGTCTTTCATTACTTATATATACATATTTTTTCCCATCATCATACATACTATATCCGAAATAAACATTTTTTTCAACATTTTGCACTGTTTTATCTTCTTGAATTTTATGTTTATATTTAAATCCATCTTTCTTATCAAGAATATCTAAATTCTCTGTAAACATCATCAATTCTAAATCCCTAGTATTACTACTTGGTGAATGTTTTGCATAATACACTGAATTACCTTTTAAATTTGTATCCCCTATAAAATAAATTGTTGCTAACGCCAATATCACCATTATAATTTTTTTTATCATTTTTCTTATTTCCTTTCTTAAAACCATTTTTTTAACCAACTTTTCGCTTTATTATATTTACCTGATATCCAATTACTTGCTGGCTTAATAACTTTGTTATAAATAGGTTCTACAAAAGGTTTTACTACATTATTATATCCCCATTTTGCAACTGGTTTAATAACTTTATTATAAACTGGTTTAATAACTTTATTATAAACTGGTTTTACTACATTATTATATCCCCATTTTGCAACTGGTTTAATAACTTTATTATAAACTGGTTTTACTGTATTATTATATCCCCATTTTACAACTGGTTTAATGACTTTATTATAAACTGGTTTTACTATATTACTATATCCCCACTTTACAACTGGTTTAATGACCTTATTATAAACGGGCTTTACTACATTATTGTAAATTGGTTTAGCTACTTTATTGTACATAAATGAAGAAATTGGACGAATAACCGCATTATAAATTGGCTTAACTACTCTATTAACAATAGGTTTTATAATCTTATTGTTAATCTTATTTGCAGTAAATGTTACCACTGCCTTAGCAGTTACTATAGTATCTGCAACAAAATTACCTAAGCGAGCAGATGTTTTTTTGGTTACATATGCTAAAGGATCTTTCTTCAATTCTGCAAAATTATTAATTAAACTTGGAATTATTTTTTCTTTAATCATTTTCTTAGGGTTTTTAAAAAAATCTGAAATCCCATTTTTTATATTCAATAAAAATAACCCTAACGCTGCTAATGTAAACATACTTCCAAACTTTAAGATTGTAGAATAATTATTCGTCCCAGCACCTTCTGATTTTAATTCCAGAACTTCTTTATAGTATTCTTCGCGTTTTTTATTCAAGTTATCTGTACTATAATATTTTTCTATTCTTTCATTCAAAGGTAAGTCTTTGAATTTAGGATGATATTTAAGTACATACGCATCTATATCTGTAATTAAATCTTTATCATCTATAATTGTTAACTCATCACCTAATAGTGAATTTGCTTGGAAAAATGTATTACTAGGTGTAACACCAACAATATTTAATGGAGAAAGACCAGCTATAAATTTTCCAACTTCTTTATACCAAACACTTTTTTCAGCTGTCGCTAAAGGCATTGCTAGGTGCGGGAAGTCTAATTTATAAATCTCGTCCTTATGGATATTTTTTAATAGTTGTACCATATCACCTGTTAGATTTTTTGGCTTTTCACCAAAATCATTTGTACTCTTTTGTAAAAAATTATTATGATACACACTATATGATATAGCATTCGCTACTGCATGATTAATTTTATTTTGATCGTTTCCATATTTTGTACGAGCATCTTTCGCAACTTCATGAATATAATTCAAGAATTTTTTCTTATCTTCTTGACTCATACCAGTATTTTCTAAAAATGGATCTTTTTTTTCCTGAACTCCTGTTTCTTCAGTGTTATAACTTACGTTATGAGATGATGATTGAATTGAAGGTGTGTTTTTGAAAACAGGAGATTCTTCTACATATATTGTCTTCTTAGCACTTGAACGATTAGCTACGAACGGTATTACATTTGATACCACTCCATTTCCCGTGTTTTGCTTATTTACTTCTCTCTCATGAATATGATTCAAGAATTTTTTCTTTTCTTCTTGGATCATACCAGTATTTTCTAAAAATGGATCTTTTTTCTCCTGAACTCCTGTTTCTTTAGTGTTATAACTTACATTATGAGATGATGATTGAATTGAAGGTGTGTTTTTGGAAACAGGAGATTCTTCTACATTTATCGTCTTCTTAGCACTTGAATGATTAGCTACGAGCGGTCCTACATTTGATACCACCCTAGTTCCCGTATGAGATGATGATTGAATTGAAGGTGCGTTTTTGGAAACAGGAGATTCTTCTACATTTATTGTCTTCTTAGCACTTGAATGATTAGCTATGACCGAGCCTACATTTGATACCACCCCAGTTCCCGTGTTTTGCTTATTTACTTCTTTCTTAGGAGTTGTCTTTACGGGATTCTTTGTCTCTTCACTTGGTTTTTGTTCCTGTTTAGGGACTTTTTTATATACAAATTGATAATCTACATCTTTTACCGCAATTTGTTTTAATTTATTCGGTGTAATGAAGCCATCCATTGAATTTGGGGTATAACTAATTGTTTGCCCTTCTAGGACAGTAAATGTTTTACTCTCTTGAACTTTAGTACCTTGTTCATCTACAAAGTGTAATGTAACTTTATGTTCTGGCTGATATATAAAGGTAATTATTGGATTATTTTTATCTGTAACATTTTTGTCAATATTTACTAATCTATACTTTGGAATACTTATAGAATCAACTTTATAACTTTTATCTGTAAAACCTGAATAATGTTCTTCTTTTTTTAATTCTTTTCCACTAATATCAACATATTTTACTCGTATACGCTGAGTAATACGTGTTAGTATATCTGCCTGTAGACTACTTCCAAATATGTCATAACGAACACCTAAGGCATAATCATATGAATTATTAAATCTTGGTGGAGCAGGTGAATAAAATGTATAATTAAAACTAGATAAAAAACCTGCACCTAAATACCCACCTTTTGGTAAATCACTTGAGCCATTTAGAGCCATCATTTTTGGGGTCGCATCATAAATAACTCCATCTGTGCTTTTCTTTAATCCAGATTCATTAGGAATTAACTCTACAATATTTGCTAAATCTGTTTGAACACCTTGAGCTGCGTCAATATCAGTTGAAATAAAACTAAGAATTACTGGTTGTTCGTCAAGTGTACCATGTTTTACAATTTTATAATGTAATCCTAAAGTGTTTGCTTCAGTATATAACACAACAATAGAGTTTCCTGTTGAATTTGGAATACTTTGTTCTCCAGTAAAAGCTAGACCAGTTGCTCGACTTGAGCTATAATAACCAGAGTTTTTCTTCCAATCTGCTGAATCATTTCCTGTTACTGTCCAAATAAGATCTAAATCTACTCCAGATTTTGTTTTACCTACATAGTTAATACGACCACTATCTCCAACATTCATACTATACGCTTTTACTGAAGTTGTTGGATTGTTTTGTTTTCCTAAATAAGTTTCACTATTAATAAAACCATTTTCTACACCTTTAATCAGTTCTACTGTTGTTTTATCTGACCAATGTAATCCTTCTTTTGTTAGAAAATTATTATCTGTTAAATTTTCTCCAATAAGATTAATTTGAATTTTTTTGAAAAAATCTACACCTTTTGCATCTTTGTCAAAATCACCCGTGACCGTTACGTTAGTAATAGTTGGTTCTTTTGAAACTGGTGGTGATTCTGTTTCTTGTTTTGGTTTTTCGGTTTGTTCATTCTTTGAACCAATGATAGCACTATTGTTCGGTGAATTTATTTGATTTTTATTTTCTTTCTCGTCTGATTTCTCTATATTACTAGTACTTTGATTATTATCTAAAGCGAAAACAGATGCTACTGGTGAAAAAATTACATAAAATACACTAAATAGTACTATAAAAATTTTTCTGCATTTCTGCATAATATCCTCCTTTTTTGTTAATTTTTAAACATTGATTATAACATATTATAGATATTTGTACAAAAAATATATTCGCAATAAAAAAAGACTTATCGTAGACTAAAAAATCTATGATAGGCCATGCTAGAACACGAAAATATTAAATTTTATTAACTTAACTGTATTGGCTGATACATTTAAGCATACAGCTATTTTCTTATAACCTAATCCTTTTTCTCTTAGTTTTTTTATTTCATCTTTCGGTTTCATACTTTTCACTCCTATGATGTTTTTATTCTCTACATCATAGGTAAAGAAAACTATAGAAAATTTAACCTTTAGAGTGCAATTCACATTATATTCTACTTTATTATTAAAATTATCTATGTTAAAGTATAATAAAGGTATAAATAATTAATATATAAATTAAAAAGCAAATAATTACTATTATTTTTATAAAATTTTTATTAAGGTGGTAGAGCATTATGAATGAAAATAAACTTAATTTAACAGACATAGACTTACTTATAGAGGAATCAAAGAAAATAAATTTCTCATCTGAATCTGAAGTTAGAAATTTAGGTATAAAATATCCTGAGAATTTTACGGAAGTGGGAAGTTTAAATGAAAATTCGTTAATAGAATATTTTAAAATAGATGAAAATTATAAACCAAGTGAAGAAATAGATCCTAATACATCGTTGTATAAAACATTGCTAATTAAAAGAAAAATCCATTGTACTGATTTAGGAAAAGGTAAGAAATTAAAAAACTTACCTGGTTGGAAAGCAATTAAAGATAATAATATATATCACAAAGCTCACATTATAGCGAAAGCATTAGGAGGTAAAAATACTTGTTTAGACAGACAAACATCAAAGAGATATCACAATGGATTTATAGCTACTACATGTGCTAATGTTGGAGTGATAGGATCATTAGGGATGTATGATATTGAATTGGAAATGAAAAAATATTTAAATAAAGATAATTATCTACTATACGAATGTCGTGTAATATATAAAGACCCAAAAGATATTATTCCTATATTTATAGTTATGATTATAGTTTCTAGTGACTATGCGATTAATAAAATTTACTTCGTTTGGAATATTCAATGTAGGTATACAATAGATTATAAAACAGGTGAGTATTTCCCTTGGAATTTTAAAAAAAGCCTAGAAGAATAAATTTTCTTCTAGGCTCGTATTTTATCCTAATATTTCATTCACTCTTTGCTGAATTTCACTGTAGTTATATCCTGCATTAGTCAGTCTGTTAACTCGGTCTTGTCCATTACCCCACTTACCTTGAATTACTTCTTGGGCTATCTCATCTAAATTATTAGATGTATAATTCCCATTTAGTAATCTATTTACTACTTCTTGAACCTCACTTGCATTATATCCTGCATTAGTTAATCTATTCACTCTATCCTCTCCATTACCCCATGCTCCAGAAATAACTTCTCGTGCAATTTCTTCATTGCTTTTATCACCAGTTGATACTGAGTTTGTAGATGTACTTGGTTCTGAGATACTAGTATTTCCTAACATTTCATCAACTGTTTCTCCTAAAGTCGCAAAGTAATTCATACGTTCTACAAAGTAAGTCTTAACACTATCAGTTGTTCCACCATGTAAAGCTAAACTACGGTGCGGACAACTTGTTGGACTAAACTCATGATGAAGTCTTACCGTTTGTTTATTAATTGGCAGACCATAATAAATCAAGTCTTCTGTTGCCTGCATTAACGTCATATCTTCATTTGCTAAAAAGTCCTCGTCTGAGACTTTCATACTCTCACATACTTCATAACCTATCGAGTGGGTATTACTCCACCACTCACCAGTATGATATCCAATGTTGTATGTATCTATTACTCTTGCGATACTATATCGGTTACAATAATAGTGAGCTATTCCCAATGCTTTATCTCGATATCTTAACCATTCCACATATTGTTCAGGTGTCATACTTCCTGCATCATTATGAATTACTACAAAGTCTATGCTGTCAAGTTGACCTGCGTTCATTAGTGTTTCATTTATTGTTTGTACCATCTTATTTTTCCTCCTTGTTTAATTGTTGTAAAATGTTTTGTAGTTTCTCAGGTACTGGTAGTCCTAATTTTGAAGTATTTTCTAGTATAGAAATACCTTCATTAGATAGGTAGAAAAATATTACTGCTGCTCTTAATACTCCTACATGACCTAGAATATAAACATCTAGTATATTAGCTACCCCTACTAATGAGAAGATAATAATTTTTCTAGCTATTCCCTTAAAGCCAACTGCACTAGATAATTCTTTTTTATCAATTGCACACATTATTCCAGTCACATAGTCTATTACTGAAAATGCTAAAAGTGCATAGATAAGTCCGTCCATACCTCCTAAAAATACTCCTAGAACACCACCTATACTTGAAATTATAAGTTTATAATTTAATAATGTATTCATTTTATTTACCTCCCGTTAAATAATACGTAATTTTCATTGTTTTATCCGCCGTTTTTTCTACTATCTTCGATAAATTATTTATTGTTGCTGAGTATGGTGTAATCAAGTATAAAACTTTTCTTAAATACTTATCCCCTGAGCTTTCTCCGTTCGCAAAATACCCAAGTAAAAATGGACCATAACTTAATGGAATACATTCTATTGTTGATAAATCACTTTGTGCTATTTCGGTAACTTTATCATTTTTATCAATAGTAAAGTTAGTCCCTATTATCATATCTCCTAATATATACATACCACATCCTGTTGTATGACTTGATACTGATCCTGTTTTTAGAGTAAACTTAGGTTCTATTTTAGTTACATCTACTGGATTATTTATCGCAAACTTCACAACATATTTTTCATCTGTGCTAACTGCATATACATACCCTCCTCTCAATACAGATTTAATAGTTCTATAGTAATCATAGTCTAATGAATATGAACCTATATTTTCTATTTTCACATTTTCTAATGTGAATTCAGTTTCTTCAATAGAATTATTTGCTTTGTTTATTTTCAACTTAGTTACATTGGTATTACCTCCGCTAGTACTAGTTTTCAATAAATAATAATTCTCTGCGTCCACATAAATACACACTCCATATGTTCCGTAAGATTTCTTATACTTTATCTTTGTTTCTGTTATATTCTTCTCGTCTAAAAATGATAATGAATCATCTAATCTAAAGTTAAGCAGTGGTTCTCTTGATTTTATTATTCTAAGATGATCACTTTCAGGAACTATTGATACTATATAATTTTCTTCAAAGTTAGCTTCTACTACATTAACATATTTTTTCTTCATCTCAGTATCTGTATTCTTAATAAGATATTTATCTTCACCAAGTTTTATACGATTTGTCTCACCATTACTCTTTGTTCCAAAATAACCACCTCCTGCTTTGGCATTAGTTAAACAAACACTCGATATTTTACCATTTGCTTTTGATGTTCCAAAATCCCAAACAAACTTATAACCATTTGACGTTACTTTTGATTCTTGCTTATTAAAACTACCTTGTAGTGGATTTTCCTGAACCCCTTCTACTTGTCCCGCATATCCAATACATTCATTACTTGTACTCACAAAGCTAGTATTTTTATCTTCTGTTATTTTATCTTTAAATAACAAGATTCCTCCTACTATCTTTTCAACTATTGGATAAAAGGTATCTTTATTAATATTTGTAAGTAGTCCATTCGGATTTAATGTTAGAATCTTTTCCAAAACATCTGTTACGAGGTTATCATCTTTTAAAACCTCTTTCTTTTTTGTTTTAACATCGGTTAATTCTATTATTGTCTTACCTTTCATTTTTCTCCTCCACTTCTACATTCTCTTCTATATTTCCAAATACAAATTTTCGTTCTAAATCATTTTTTATAATCACATCACTAAATTCATATTTAGGAACATCATAAGTGTCAACCTCTATATTACCTTCACTCAAATCCACTTGTTTTCTATGAGATAGTGTTAATTTTCCTAAGTTCTCATTTACTTTTATTTTACCGTCCCAAGGTACATCTCCTCCTAAGGCACTACCTATGATCGCAGCACTTATTCCCTCTATTGGAATAACTAAGCTACCCTTTTCTAACTCAAAATCAACAGTAAATCTATTAATCACTTTTTCTTTTAAGTTTATTAGTGGGTAGAATAATGTAACCATTTGGCTTCCTACTTTAGCTATAAACTTTGGTACGTGATTTTTTATTGTAAGTTCATTTAATGAGTATATGATATTAAGCTTTTGATCTTCTTCAACTTCTCTAATCAAAGTTATTTTCTTTTCTTCTTTTTCATCTTTTAAGGTAGCAGTCTCTTCAATATGTTTTTTTAAACTTTTAACATCAAATAACACAGTAGCAATAAAAAAAGCATCAGTTTCTTTACTTGATGCAAATTCTATATCAATTATTGTTTGTGAATTCTGTCCTATTTTTATTTCAGTTCCATTAACATAAGCATTCACCTTTACTCTGTCAGACTCAATAGTTTGTAATATACCTTGAATATTCTTATCTTGTTTACTCTTACCTTTAGATAGTAATGCATTTTTGCCTACACTCTTAATTCTATATTTCCCATGAATTTTATACTCAATTGATGTAACTATAGTGTGATAACTTTCAACACCAACCTTAAAAGTAATCTTGTCCCCAACTTCAAAAGCTGGATTACTTACGACTACACTATCTAACGGAGTATAGTCAAGTGTAGCTACCTCTTCTAAAATTGCTTTACACATCCTTACTCGTTTTTCAGGAAGTCCTAACTGCATCAGAGGATTAACACCAATATTCATAGTTAAAGCATTATCATTTTCTTTTGAATAATACTCTGATATTTTTGTTTTAAGATTTGTACTTTGTACTGCAGTATACCTAGTTGTAAAATCTGAAATACTTAATTCATACCTATCTATTTCTTTTATTTCATAATTTGAGTTCGTATTAAATCTTTTTAATATTAACTTACCAAAACGATCTATAGTCGCAAAACTTGCAGTAGTTGCACTTATATAATGAATTAGATCACGATATGTTTCTATATCATGCTCGGCATAAATCCCAACTCTTTCTACACCATTTGGTAATTTTTCAATTTCTTCTTTACTTATTCCAAGTTCTACACTACACTTCTTACAACAGAATTCTAAGAGTTCATAAATAGTCCCAGATGTTTCTTTAAAACTCAGAGTTTTATTAAACTTAACCATAAAGTCATAACCTTTAATTTCAACAAATTTCTTCGTTCTATTAGCTTCAGTTGTTTCAAATATTCCAAGTGGTATTTTTTCAACTTCATTATTTTCCAAGACTAAGTTGAAATATAATTTTATAATGCTTCCGTCTAATGTTATTTCTTTTAATTCATCTAGTTTTAAAGTAATGCCCATCTCCGCAGCGTAAACTGAACCTAGTTCTATTTCATTACTTCCTGAACAAGAATTACTTATATAGCCACTATCTTTTAGAATATGTTTATCATCAAAATTAATTATTTTTCCAGTTTTTAATACTATCTCTCCTGTCCAAAAATACTTTCTACTTTTATTTTTTATCGTCTTATTGAAGTTAACACTTGTCTGATACATCTAGTATTCCTCCAATTTAAAACTAACACCCCAAATTCCAAGACTACCATTTTTATTTAAAAGACTAACCTTAAAATTTGTACAATAAGTATTTATTTCTTTTTCTTCTAGTGAATAAGGATCGAAATATTTAACTGGTATTGTAGTTTGTTTTAACATTTTTGATAACTTTAAAAGATACTGACTTGTTAGAGTTAGTTTCAAAGATATAGATATCACACTTTCCCTTACAATGTCTCTATGTGTTATTCCTGCTTCGGTAACTCCACTACTACTACCTTCAATATCTCTAAACTCAAAGTCTATCTCATCAGGAGTTGGTATTGTTTCATTATTAATTTTTATATATGATTTTTTCATATTACCTTCCTCCTGATTTTATAATTTGTCTGTTTTGTGCGTTTATTATTATTTCATCAAGTAATGTTCCACCTAAGTAAACCGGGATAACTATATCGCCAGTTGTCTCGTGTGGTATATTTATAGCTTGAATTAATTTGTTTAAATCATCACTACTTATACCTGATGTTGCATTTACTCTTGGAAGTGTAAATCCTTTTAAATCTGGATTTATCACCAAATCATTTGATAATTTAGCTACCGAGTTTTTCAAAAGATTTCTACTACTATCTAAACCTTTAGACAGTCCTTTTATAAAGTCTGGCATCCAATCCTCGTAGTCTGTAAGTGGTCCTACCTCTGGAACACTAAAGTGTAAATAACTCCAAATTGTCTCAGCTACACCTTTTACCGCATCAACAACCGCACCTATCTTATCCCTAATTCCATTAACAATTCCTGAAATTAAATCACTCCCCCAAGAATAAGCTGAGTTTACTAGTCCCCAAATATAATCTACTGCATTTTGAAATCCATTTTGAATTGTTGAACTAATATTTCCTATAATATTTCCCACAGCCGATAACATATTATTAAATACACTTTGGACATAGTTATAAGCTGAGTTTACAAGATTAGAGATTATTGAATAAATATTATTCCAGATATTTGATACTGTATTAAAGATAGCATCTAAAATATTACTTATAACATTTTTTATATTATTCCAAGAAGTACTTATAAAATCACTAATTGCTTGTACTATCGTATTTATAGCGTTACTGATGTTTTGCCATATAGTAGATAAGAAATCTTTTATACTATTCCAAATTGTACTTGTAGTTTGAAATACAAAATCCCAGTAACTTGTAATGATATTTTTTATTACATCAAGAACTGTTTGGAAAATTGTTTTTATTGTTTCCCAAGTTGTTGATAAGAAATTTTTTATACTCTCCCACATGGTTGTAAAGATAGTTTGAATAGCCGTAAAGGTAGTTGTAAAATATGTTTTAATATTCTCCCAAACTGTAGTCACTACTAAGGTTATACTTTGCCAAAGTTCTGTAAAATAAGTCTTAATACCTTCCCAAGCAGTTGTAAATATAAGACTAATAGCTATGAGTGTTGTTGAAAAATAGTTTTTTATAACTTCCCATACAACGGTTATAGTAGTACTAATAGCCGTCCATGTTTCTGAAAAGTAAGTTTTTATCCCTTCCCAAAGATTTATAAAAAAGTCTTTTATTTCACTCCAATGATCTTTTAAATAACTACCTATAGATACCAATGTTACAACCGCAGCTATTATAGCGAGTATTGGTACTACAGCACCAGATAAACCTGCCATTACACCACTCATCGCACTAAAAGCACCAGAAATTGCTGCAACACCCGTTATTATATTTCCTATTGAACCAATGACTGTACCAATTATTACTAAAAGTGGTCCAATCGCAGCTACTATAAGTCCAATTATTACGACTATCTGTTTAGCAGTTGGACTTAGACTATTCAACCAAGTTGCTATACCCCCAAGAACTGTAGCTACCCCTTGTAAAATCGGACCTAAAACATCAGAAATTGCTTCTCCTAAACTACCTAATGCTAACTTAGCATTATTACTAGCTACTTTAAATTTATCTATACCGTCCTCTGTTCCTTCAAATGTTTTGTCTACAACATCCCCGTACTCAGACATACTTTTTGATAAATCATCTATAGAAAATCTACCTTCTCTTATAGCCCTAGTCATCTCTGCAGCACCTTTAGTTCCGAAAATCTTAGTCGCAATAGTTAGTGCTTCAGTTTCACTTCCTGCATTTTTTATCGATTCAATTGTTTTCTTAAGAGCTTCATCCATAGAAAGTCCGTCTTTAGTATAGGCTGCAACTGCCTTTCTAAAACCTCTTAGTGCTTGATCTGCATTTACACCATTTGCTTCAAATTGTGCAAGTAAGTTAATACTCTGACCTAGATTTAACCCCATTTCTTTTAGAATCGCTCCGTGTTGCTGAACCCCGTTCATAAGAGTATCAACACTTATTCCTGTATCTTGTGCTTTTTGTGTTATTAATCCTAACACATTGGCAGTTTCTTTAGCGTCAATCCCCCACTGAACCATTATTTTGTTTGTCATTCCTATAGCGGTATTTAGGTCTGTTTCATTTATCTCTGCAAACTTAAGAAATAAAGTAGATAGTTCTTGAAGCTCATCACCAGTAACTTTAAACCTAGTGTTAACCTCCCCTACCGCAACACCTACATCACTCATACTAACAGGTAAACTTTTAAAAATATTATCCGCAACATTTTTTAATCCCTCAAAACTTTCTCCAGTTGCTCCAGTCTTTTTGATGATAGTGTCATATCCTTCATCAATTTCACGAAAGGCTAATGTTGCTGCAGCACCAACTGCTACAATTGGTGCTGTCACATTTTTTGATAAAGTTGTGCCTACTGAAGATATCTTCTCTCCAGTTTCTTTGAATTTACCTCCAACTTCTTTAAGTGTAGCTTGCATCGAACTATCAGTGTGTTTTAGTTTTTCAGTGAATTTATCTAGTTCTTGTTCAGTCGCAATAATTTCTCTTTTTAATGCGTCAAATTGCTTTTCTGAAATATCTCCATTTGCGAGTGCAGTTTTAGCTTGTTCCTCAGCTATCCTTAGTGTTTCTAACTTTTTCTTAGTTTCTTCTATGGCTGTATTTAAGAGTTCTTGTTTTTGAGTAAGTAATTCAGTATTATGTGGATCAAGTTTCAATAGTCTTTCAACATCTTTAAGTTCTCTTTGAGTTTGCTTAATCTTACCTTCAACTTCACTTAATGCTTGTTT